TATTGCTTTGAATTTTTTTCTAGAACTAGTTCTCGCTGTTCCATTGGAATCAACGCTAGTAATTAATGCAAGCTTGTCACCTTCTATAAAGTACATAGCTTGACTGTCTGGGTATTTAATACTACTTGCCATAATTAATCCGGTACGTTTAAGTTATCTTCACTTGCTATGTCTGCTAATAATAAATCTTTATCAACTAATCTTGGTATTTTTATATAGTCACCATCGCTATCCATTAGATAGACTCTTAGTACTTGATTTACTTCTAGCTTATTACTACTAGAGTCTTGAGCCCCATCTGCTAAATTGTAATACATTTTATCAGCAGTTGTACTAATCTTTGCATGAGAAACTTTTACTTTATAAGTTCCTATTTCTACTAGTGCATCATTTATTAAATTCATTATATATGTTTCTGGAGCACTAGGGAATACTTGCCTAACTCTACTTATTAATTCTTTTACACTTATGGAATGAACTGCCATATTAGTTTACTAGCTTAGCTAGCCCTTTGTCATAATCTTGTTGTAATTTAATTTGTTTCTTTTCATAGAATGAATACTTTGCACTATTATAGGAAACTCTCTGACTGGATTCTGTAGCGTAGTTGGCAACCATTTCAGAGTCTTCTCTACCTGCATTTGTTTTTAAATTAGTTAATGCGGCTGATGCATTTGTCATAGGAGAAACATCTCCCATTAAATTATCCAAAGCTCTTATTGCGGCATATAACACAACCAAGTGCTCTGCCTCATCTGGAAAGTTTGCTATAGTACTTACAGCACTGGCATCAACAGTTGGAAATGCAACAAACTGAACATCCGCTGTTTGATTAGCCGTAGGTGTAGGATACACTTCCAATATATTATCATACAAAAGATAAGCTGGGTCTGTAACTGTGGCAAATTCCATATCTGAGCTGTCTTGTATTCTGCCTCTTTTAAAACTATCCACATATCTACAAGGTCTTTGAACTCCACTACTATCTGCATCAACTCTAAGTACGCTTATTATTCTACCCTTAGTATCAATACTTGTTAAGGTTGATGGAGAATTGTTAAGAGTTGTTTTATCAGCACACTTGTAGAGCATAGACATAGGAAGTGCGTTTATAATTTCTTTAGCACCAGCAGTCATAAAATCATCCATAGCTGTTTGGTCTGAAAATGTACCAACTAAGTCTTGTATTTGTACATCAAAATTAGCCATTTAACACACCTGCCTGTCTTACTTTTTCTTTCCAAAATTTATTACTCTTTGCAATCTTATCTTTATTAATCTTATCTATATGACTGTCCATACTAACTGTAGAAAATTCTATATCACTTCTCTTACCTATCTCACTTTGCATAAATAAATTAGTAGTATAAACAGACTCAGAAGCCTTCTTACCACAGCTTCTGCAGTAGAACCATTGTTCTGGGTTTGGTGTTTCGCAATGTATACAATTCATATTTTCTCCTTAGATTCGGGGGTTACCCTTTATTCGATAACCCCCACAGTTCTAATTACTGTTAACTTTATTTATTCAGTTTATGACAATGTCATATGGTCAGCGTCATGCTCTTGACCATAAACATAGTAATTACTACCATCACACATTAGCTCAGCCCAGTCTCCGGGAGCCGCAGTTGAAGCAACCCATACGAGTTCATCAACTCCAGACTCTGCTGACTCAGCGGCCGCACCATCTGCAGACGTAATCATACCAATTAAAGTGTCTTCAGATGAATCTGGAATAACCTTAACTGTACCACTACCAGCATCAGTTAGGATAAACTTTGCGTGCCATCCAGCTCCAGCATTAGCCGCAGTTGGAAGAGTAATGTTAAATGAAGCATCTTGGTCTAGTGTAAAAATCTTACCAGAATCATTAGCTGTTAATGTTCTAGCCGCAGTTACATTTTCAACCTTGAGCTTTAATTTACTTACACCACTATTCTGTTCTAAATAACTTGCTCTAGCCATTATTAAACTCCTTCTAAGTTGATTAAATAGTGACTTTCAGGAAGAGAAACTTCCAATCCAGCCTCAGTTAAAATCATATCTTTACGAAGGTCTTCGTCAGCAGACTGAACGTTAGTCATGATTTGAGTGTCACGATTAACTCCGTTACCTACCAATGGTCTGTAAGCTACATTATCCATATCAACCATACATAAGAAACCAGAAGCAAAACCTCTGAACAGAGGCTCTTTAACTAGATTCATTGTACCATGAATAGTTTCAACTTGTAAAACTGTATGTCCAAAAGAACCAACAGATTTTTCCATATTGTAGCGTAATTCATTTCCAATGGATTGGTCAACAAAAGATGATGAACCTAACTTGTTGAAAAATGTAATTACTGGTAAACTAGCTAATGCTAGCTTTCCATCTGAACCACCACGTGCTGGGTCGTAAACAACTTCAAAGTCAGATAATATTCTATCATATGTAAGCTCGGAAGCTTGTGAAGACCTGTAGTAAGGCACACCTGAAGAATAAGATAGGGCACCGTTATCATGTACGGCTGTACCGTTTTTGATAATATGTCCTGCTATACCTTCAGTGTACTGTATTCCACCAACTGTTGCTTGCTGACCAAATAACATAGCACGTTCAATATCAATCTTATGCTCACGTAACTTAAGATTCCAAACTCTTTGGAACTCATCTGCATAACCACGATAGCGAGTTGCTCTTGCTGTATTTGACATTTCACAAGCTGTTTTAAAAATCTGGGTTAAACCAGAATCGCTTGATAGTTCTTCTGAAAAAACATCTGGCGAACCAGAACCTTCAACAAACGATGTACCTATTACAGTACACTTTGCATCGTCGGCTCCTGTCTCAGTCTCACCGTCTTTTGAAGAAATAGTCTTTCCAACAAATGAACTTGTACTTCCATTATCTACTGGAGAAGATTCTACCCTTACAATAATTGTTTCAGGTGCGTTATTTTCTGCGTACTCAACTGCAAACACCATTCCTTTAATTAGGAAATCTACTGATGCTCCAGCAGATGTATCTACAGTATATGTTAAGCTAGAACCAGCCGCAGGTATACTATGAGAACCGTTAAGTAAAAAACTGCGGTCAGTCATAGAAATCTTGGTTCTATCTTCTAAAAATCGGAATTGTGGGTCATCCGTAGGAACTTTAGCTACCTTTGAGAGATACACGAAAAATGGTGATTCATCTGGAGCCAAGTCCGCTACACGGTCACTAAAGTTGAATAACCTACGAGTATGAAAGCCTGAAGAGGCTGAACCCGGGTCACCAACATTTACAATCCCTTGATTGATTGTTGACATTTAGGACTCCTTGTCTATATTTTAGTATTTCTTGACGAGTTCATAACTCCTTGCCATACGTCATCTAGCTCGTTTGGTTGCTCAGGTGCAGACCCTTGAACTACTCCAGCCGTAGTTGGAATTGTTTTGGTCTTCTGAACAGCCTCTAAGTTTGGAGATACCTTTTCCTCACCGCCTTTATACTTCCTATATACATCAACTAACATATCCAAAGGAAGGTCTTCCCTAGGTGTAGTTGCAAATTGTATGAAGTCATCAGCCATTTGAGGGTCTGTTATTCCGTGCTTACTAGCTAAATCCTGTCTTAAGTTATTTATCGCCATTTGTTGCTGAAACCCTGCCATCTGTTCTTGAACAGCTTGCTGAGCAACAGCCTTTTCTTGTTGCACCCTCATCTCATAAGAAGGTGAACCCGGCTTGTAATAAGCTTCCCAAGGGTCAAAAGAATCTTCTGTAACCTTAGGGGCTTCTTCTTTACTAGCCTCATTACCACTCAAAGTGTTTCTCATCGCTTCAACTACGTCAGGTCTATCTTGTAGAACCCTTCCTAGTTGCTCGTATTTACGAAGCTCCTCGAGCTCATTATTAAGCTTGTCATACTCAGCGGCTTTCTTATCGTACATTGATTGAAACTTTTTAGCATCATCAACAACTTCTTCAGCAGGTTGTGCTGGTTCTCCACCGACTTGTTCAGGCTCAACAACTTGTTCTAAAACTTCGCCTTCCACGCCTTCTATTGTGGTATTTTCGTGCATAGTGTTTTCCATTATCTTCTCCGATTTCTTTTAATTTAGCATCACCTATTTAAAGATGTCTATAAAAGCAGAACCGGGTAACGTTCCCACTACTTCTGTTTTCATTAGCTTACAGCCTGAGTCTCTGAGTCAACAATTCGTTTTAGATTATCAACCTGTACCTTGCTTTTAAACTTGGTATCATTTTGAATCTCATTAAGCCTGCTCTTGAACTTCTCAGTTTCAGCCCTCTTTCTTGAGTTGAGCGTTTCACGCTCTGCTGTTTGAAGGTCTCCACTAAGTTTCTTGACCTGAGCTTCGAGTTGTTTAACATAAGACTGCATCTGAGCCATTTGGCCTTTCCGCTGTAAAACACCTTGTTTGTCAAAGATTTCAGTTTTCTTTAAAACCTCGACATCGTCTACCAGATTCATTCTATACGCTTCTAGGTACATCTGATATTCAGCTACCCTATTAGAAGGTAATGTTGAACCGGATATGATTCTCACGTCGTAATGCCCTACGGTGATGTCATTTGTAATGGCATTAACCTCTTGGCGTCTATCGTCATACATATTTACCGTAAACTCCGTAATGTCGTTATTTGGTTGTACGATTCTAAACGTCTTTGCGTAAGTATAATGACCCTTAGCTAGATTATATAAACTCTTACCTAGCCTCGTCAAACTTCCTTCGATATCTCTTAATTTAGATTTACCACGAGTCTCACCCATCTCGGCAAGCATCGCAGTACCACGAACTGTTTCAGGTGCGGCTTCTTTGAAGCCTTGCATTAGTTCTGGGATACCGAAACTTAAATCTATATAGTGCTCTATCCTACTCATTAAATTATAAAACTCTCCTGAGAGTGATTGTGGGGCAGGGAAGTGCGGTGCACCAAACTCTGGGTTATAAGGTATAACAGCATTAGGTCTAGCCCAATCCTGTTCCAACTGCCCCAAATCATCTACGCTCCCCTCTGGAACCATTAGTTTTAGTCCAGCAGAGGCTTGAGCGTGTGAGAGAGTGAGAGAGAAAAGCTTGTTCAAAAGTCTTTGAGAGTCTTTGACTTTTGCGATATCAGACTTTGGATAAGGAGTTCCTGTCCATATATTAGGAACTGGTATTATCGGATATATGTCTGTATTTAATATTTGCTCATACAACAACACATCACCTGCTGTTGCCGAGACTTTAATTCTTGTTTGCATTACTTCAACAATCTCAATCATTTCAGCTTCTATCAAAAGCTTTGCGTTTTCAGATTCTATGAAGTCATTATATTTTTCTATATCTAGGATAACCTCTGAGCCATCCTGTTTGTTGAATATTCTATAGAAAGGAACTTTTACTTTTGTAAATCTTTCTAGTATTCTGTATTTATTAACCCTGTTATACTCTGATTCGTATGTTACATCGGGTGTAAAAGATTGTGAAGAATTTTTTCTACCACCCTCAGGATAATCTTCTTCATCGTAATAACTATCAATATCTTCTATAAAAGGTTCTACCTGAGGATACATATTTAGAAGTTGGTCTTCTGTAAGTATGGTAGATAATATAATACCAGACGCATCGTCAGCATATCTATGCCTAGATGCTGGGTCTACATAAACTCTGAATGGGTCTAGGTAGGTATACTTAACTTCACCTCTGCCATAATCAGCTTCTGGGTCTATGTAAGCATATAAGTAACCCATACCTGCAGTAGCATAATCGTGTACTGCTTGCTTGAATTGTGTATCACCATCAGAGATATCCCATATGTATTCAAGAACAGTTCTCCATACATTGGATATCCTACTATCAGAGTCCTCTCTACCAACTGCACTATACTTAGGTGAGCGTGAAGTAAGTAGGGATTTTAGTTTTTCTATAGCGGCATACACCCTATCAATAACAAAGTCACCTTGCCCTACTGCACGTAGAGCATCTGACTCTTCTTGAGAATAATGGTTACCTAGAAAGAAATCTATAGAATCTCTTGCCTCTACATCCCATTCGGCACGAGCATCCCTCCACATTCTCCATAACTGTCTATTAACTTCTGAGTGTTGAGCTTCGTTCTTTTCTAACTCTCTAATACTAGAAATGGGTACACCTTCCTTTTTGGTGTGTAATATAATAAACTATACATATATAATGCAAGTACTTTTTAAATTTTTTGTCCAGTTACCCAAGAGATAACTCTTTTCTTTGTTTCACTTACAGGTTTTACTACCTTGTTCTCTATGAAGTCAGTAGCATCAAACCTCTTACTAACAGGGGGTCTAGCTTTATTTATAGCATACCAAAGACCATCTAGTATATCATCGTTCTTACCTTTTGGAAACTGATACATCTCATCTACAAGTGATGTATGAGACCTTTTGATAAACATTTTCTTTCTATTTACTATTGGTGCTAGTAAAGACTCTAACCTATCTTCTTTTTTTATACCACTAGGAGGTCGTACACCTAGGGCTATGCCGGGTGCTACTTTTCTTTCTTTACCTGAAAGACTGTTAACAGCATCCTTGATTATACCCTGAGCACCAACGTGTTCTACATTTACACGCTTTACTGGTGAAAACTCCCTAGCGTATTCTAGTATCTGCTCTGGCATATCATATAAAGGTATATGTTCTCTCATATAATCAATAACATAAATATTTCTATCACTATCTATACCTATAACCATTATTATCTGATAGTCACTTGACTCTGTAGCTTCATACGCTAAGTCAACGCCCATATAAATATTAACAGGAATAGCATCGTCTTTGTTTACAAGATACGCATATCCATCTCTACTCTCAAACTCGTGGTCATAGTTTTGTAATCTATCTGTTTTGAACTTAGCATTCTCTAGGTCTCTAGCCTCATTCAAATATTCTTGTGCAAACTTATGTGATAATCCTACATCTTCAAACCTTCTACGTATGTCTTGCAGTTTTTCTTTACTGAAGTAGCTTGGCCACAATACATTGCCATCTGAGTCTATTGCTTTGTGGTACATAACATCCCAAGCATAATCTCTTTTATCTCTTTGAGCTTCTACGTAACCATCATATATACTCTGTAAAAATGAATCATAGTGAACTATAGTACCTATCATCCATATAGAACCTTCATTACCTGCTGAGTTTTCTAAAGCTGGTTCCACAGTAGACATAACCCACTCTTTAATCTCTCTTCTCCTATCTGGAGTTTTTGTATTCAGCTCAGATTCAAAGTCATCAAGAACTATCTTAGTATATCTCAAACCTAGTTGTGACCTACCACGAAGTCTTTGTGATGTACCCTTAGCTATAACTCTATCTCCCTTACTTGTAGTGAACTCTTTTTCTGTCCACTTGCTACCACGTATGTCACCAAAGTAGTAATTGAGTGCAGGGTTAACCTCTATGTGGTTCTGTATGTATTTAATGTGGTCTATTGCCTGAGATTGTTCTTCAGCTACCCAAGCTATAAACTCCTTCTTACCTTCAGGATTAAAGTATAAATGATATAGTAGTGCTGTCTTAGCTAAGGTTGACTTACTGTGACCACGAGGAAGTATAATGCAATTTCTTTTTTTAGTGTCATCTAATAGTAAGTCATTTAACTCATAATGATATGTAGCAGGAGTAGACTTCATAAAGTCTTCTGGTAAAAACAGTTGACCAAAAGCTATTATGTCTCTCTTAGCTAGTTCTAGTACACGTTCTTTTTCAGATACGTTATTTTTATTTATGTTCGGAGCTTTAGGCAATCTTCTGACATCCAATCTTTCTTAGGTACTAACTCAAACACACCACCATTCTGTAGTAGAGCTGGGCCCATTGTATACATCCAAGCGTCTACTTCATCATCATCGTTATATGCTTTAACCATTCTTCTTTCATACAAACCATAGGACACACCTTCATACTGGTCATATCCTGCTAAGTCCATATTATCTACATCTATAATTTCTACAACCATCTCATTTTGATTCTCATCAATAAATGCGGCTGGATAGTTTCTATGTCCGGGAAACACTAATGAGTAGCCATCTACCTTCCAAGTATCTCGCTCACCATTTCTAAGTGTTCCGTATACTGCTAACTTATTCGTCTTCATCTAGGTCTTGTCTAAATTGCCAATAGTCACTTAAATCATTCATATAGCCACTATCAATAAAACTAGAATAAACTTGACTTTCGTAAAACAGTTCATAGATTTCAGTAGCAATGCTCTGCTTTGACATATCATCCTTTATTGACATATCGTTATCATCAGCGTGCTCTAGAACCTCCATCACTATTTCGTATAGATTCATCAGCTTTTCAATTCCCTTTTGGCACTTGCCAGTTTCTTATTGTTTCCACCAATAGCTTCTAGTTGCTCAGATGAGAATCCTTGGAATACAGTAACGGATTCAGATTTCTTTTCAGTATCTTTCATCCCAGCTATAGAAACTAATTCTTTTAACAAGGACACTTTATCACTATCTCTAGAGGTAGTAGACTCTATAATGTCCTTCATCTTCTCTAAGATATACAATGGGGTTATCTCTGCCTCATTCAATATCTTATCTATTTCTTCACGTATCAAACTTTTTACCCTTTCAGTGTTCATTAAAAATTTAGCTTCTCTTTCTGCATACTTTCTGCTATTAGCTGGAAATGCAGTTAGAAACGCATCTACCATATCTTCGCCCTTAGCTACATACTTAGCAAATAAGAATTCATTTCTAGTTGCTTTCTTTCTTTCCTTCTTTACTTTGTATGCACTATCGTACTTAGGACTGAAGGTATATATATTTTTTCTCATATCGCCAGTAATTTTATAACTACCTGTACATATATACGTACCCATTACAGTTCTGATGTAGTCAGCTTTTATAACACCATTCTTTTTAAGATAGTTTCTTTTTAAAACCTGACACACTTTACCATCATCACACAGAACCCAATCACCTTCAAAGCCATCTCTCCAGTTCTCAACTAACTCAGTGTTAGGCATAAACTGCTGAAACTCGTTGACATCATCAAATAAGAGATGGTCTTTCTTCTTTATTGTTCTACTTTGCATTTAAAACTTTTCCATCAACCGTACTTACCCCATCTACTATCTGATGTATTGTAACATTGAAGTTACCATTCCTATGAAAGTCTACTATAGCAAATGCGTGTTGCCAGTTATGCTGTCTATTACCTAACCATTCGTTAGCTTCAGCACTCATATCCTTCAAACACCCTATTGACCACGCTGACTTAACCCCATCAATGTGTGTAACAGAGCTCTGCTGAATATCATGATGGTGACCATACATAACATTACCACCGAGACGAAGGAGATGATTACGAGTGTGATTAATTCCTGCAAAATGGTGGCCGTGATAGAAATTAATTTTACCAATCTTGAGCATCTTTCCGAGCCTATGATACTTGTATCCACGCTCTTTAAGACGTAATGCATTTTTAACGAGGATGTCTTTAGCCAAGTATGGATTTTCTTCAACAAACCTATTAAGCCAGTCTTCATGATTACCCTCCACGAAATGACGTTCTTTAGTTCCTGCTTTATCAAGAGAAGCGTCTATAGTGTCCATACCCTTGTTTACAGCCTTTATTTCTTCATATACAAAAGGAAGCTGATATTCCAAAGGTGGTCTCTTTTTCTTCTTCCACTGCCAATGAGATACAGACTCCCATTCTCCAGTATCACCTAAGTCTACATATATGTCAGGCTTTACAAGTTCTATAGCCTTACATAGTACTTTTATTGCTTTTTTGTCTTCATATGGAAAATGCTTATCTGGCGTTACGATAGCTCTCTTCATCTGACAAAACCCTTTATTACTTTAATTAACAATACTATAGCTATGGCTTCTAGAAAAAACCAAAGCTTTCCAGATATCATTGTAATAATACCTACTGCTGTTCTCATTTATTCCTCCTAGACAATCTAGCAGACTGTCTTATTCTATCGTCAGTTATTCCCGGTATAACCACAGTATCAAAAAAATCACAACCTCTCTCTACTCTACAAGACTTACCACTTAGCTTAGAATCTAATGTGATAGATAGCTTATCGTCTTTTCTATTAAATATACATCCTATACAGTTACCTGCATCCCAGTTAGAGCAATAACTTCTAGCTATGTTTAATACTTTAGTCATATCTTCAACATTAATTTAAATAAAAGATACTATATAGTACAAGTATTATTTTTTTTAAAAAAGTACTTGATATGTATATGGTTTTATTAGTAACTTATACGGGCTCTAAGCCAAGAAGCTACTTAGTTTACTTAGTAAAAGAAAGAAATATATTACTAACGTAATATAAAAAGAAAGAAAAGATGAATGGTAAAGGTGATAAGGATAGAACCTCTGATATCAAGAGGTATAAAAATAACTACGAAAGGATTTTTGGTAGTAAACCTGCTACTACAACAACTAGACCTAGACAAGATGTTCCAAGAAACAAAGTGGAAAGAGGTACAAAGCGTACAAGATAAAGGTTATGAGGTAGAATATGTTACTCCTGTAGCTGGAGTACGTGGTAATGAAGCAGAACACGAGATACTTGTATACCTTTACTATATTATAGACACGAAAACTGGCGAAAATTCACTCAAAACTAGAAAACCTACACATATACCCGTATTTTAAATAAAATCTCCATATATGGGCAAAATACAGCCAAATAAAACTATTCCTATGTTGTACACTTACCTACTATTTGAAAAAATTTACAAAATATTTTAAAAATACTTGTTTTAAGTAGCTTTTCATTAGTAAATTCAATAAACAAAAAAGGTTGAAAAAATGAAAAGAAGATTTGATAGAGCAGTATCCAACGAGTTTAGAGAGAATAGTAGTCACGAAAACATAAACGAAGCTATAAAACTAGCTATGAATATGAAAGTTCTAGATATTTTAGAACCTACAGGTAAAACTATAGGCGAATTAGCTGAAATAGTAAACAGACTACAAAACGCAGATTCACTGGAAGTTATTGATATAGAGCTATTTAGCAGTAAACTACACTCCTATTCCTAAAAAAATAGCACAATTTTGTGTGTGGCTCTTATTTGCGTGATACCCCCGCCCCCCTATCCTTTTTGTTGAGAATGAGTCTCATTAGCATTTTGGTTTTTCTATTGAGATTGAGTCTCATTAACATCTAGTCATCCCACCTGAGATTGAGTCTCATTATCATTAACTAACTTATTGATATTGCGTCTCATTATCATATACTACTATAATTATTGAGACTGAGTCTCATTATCGCAAAAAAGCTGGAATTTACGAAAAAGAAACATTATATCCTATAGTGGATATGAACTTTCTTTAAAGTATTTTGTAGCAATGAACAGCCCAATAATAAAAGAAAACGCTCAAAACGCTCATCTTGTAGATAATGGCTGTTCTATATCTAAACTCATCTATAAGATGAGTGTAGAGAAAAGGCTAAAAATGTCAAACATTAATACTAAACTAAGTCAAGACGCATACAACAAGCTAGTTGCCCAGCTTGGAGAAGAGCAAGCTAGAGAGGTTGCTTTCACTCTAGGCGGTGTAAAAGGACAGAAAGTAAAAGGCGGTAAAGGCGGTGCTCTATTGCAATTCCTAGAGAATCAAACAGATAGAACAGAAGCAGAGCAAAAGGTTCTAGACTTATTTAACAAACTGTATGATACTGTACATAAAATCAATACAGACAAGGATGTTACAGACGCTTTCTACACTCTATTCCCTAACTTCATAGAAGGTTTTAACCTAGACCTAAACTGGAAAGATAAGAGCAAAATCTAGAACGGCGATAATAGAACGGGCCTAGTATAACGCTAGGCTCGTTTCTACTCAGACTGTTCTCTAGACTTCGTATCTAGTAGATGCAAAAATAGTAGATGCGAATTTTATAGAACAATAAAATAGTAGAAGCAAAATGAATAGAGAAAACCTTATAGTAGATATGCAAAGCCCTACACCGCTAGACGTATACAGGTTTAGTAGTAAGGGTTATGTAGATATTCTCTTCTATAAAGTTGGTGCTAGTAAATATACTATAGAGATAAAAGATGCTAGTAAAGATGATGTAGTATTAGATAGTGTCTGTAATAACCTAGTACAACTATGGACTATAGTAGAAGTTATTAGAGCAACAGCTTATAGAGAGAGTAAAACTGTAGATGTTTATGATGTAGATGCAAAAACACGCTACAAGAAAATAACTCTAGCAACAACACTAGACAAGCAAGAGAGAGAAGAAGCTAGAGAGAGACAGATTAAGAGAATCAAAAACACTAGAAGAAGAATGCTTGTAGATAACAAGTATCATAGTAGAAAGCGTAAGAAGGTATCACCCAGAGTTCTACGACCAATACTTAGAGAAGAAAAAACTTGGTAGAAAGATTTAATAGAAACAACCATACCTATAAGGAGGTAATAGAATGAGACGTAGTAAACTAGTTAAAGTAGCTAAGAGAAAGAAGAACGCTCTACTAAAAGCTAATGGTAGAACACCTGCACAGATAGAAAGAATAAAGCGTAAGAAGAGTAGGAGTAGATGAGAAATAAAATGAATTTTGCATTGTTTAATATAAAATTAGGAATGTACGAAAGCGAAATAGTACATTATGAATATGTATATCATATTACCAGTGTAAAAGAAACCATAGAGAACAACCCTAGTATTTTCGTAGAAAATGGAGGGAGTTGGTTATTTGTACCAACATTAAAAAGGAATTAATAGATGAATAGAGTTATGTTCAATGGTACTTGGTATAACAAGTATAGACTAGTAGATGGTACTAGATTTATTGCTATTAGTACAACTGAAGCTATGAGATATGCTGATAAGGTAGGTGGTATGCACTTACTAGATAGAGAGGATGCTCATAGAAGGTATAGTAGTTTCTAATGCAGACATTTCTACCATACGAAGATTTTACTCTATCTGCACAAGTACTAGACTATCGTAGACTAGGAAAGCAGAGAGTAGAAGCCTTGCAAATCTACAATGTACTAGTAGATAACCCAACCCTACAAGGCAATAAATACAAGGGTTGGCGTAGACATCCAGCCGTTCTAATGTGGGAAGGCTACGAAGAAGCGTTGTTGCTCTACAAAAACAAAATGATAGAAGAGTGGATACTTAGAGACTATAATAATACTATGGAACTTGTAGGTCTACCCGATTCTATAAAGATGCCTCCTTGGGTAGGCGATGATAGAGTGCACGCATCACATAGAAGTAATCTTCTACGTAAGGACTTAGAGTATTACTTTAAGTACGGATGGAATGAACCTATAGATATGGAATACTATTGGCCTGTGTAGACAAATCTGTAAAAAAGTTCTTGCATTTGTCAGTAGAATTTCGTAATATCTATAGAGAGGAAAGGTACGTCAAGTTTATACTTGGTGTAGATGTAAGTTAATAGATAACAATAAGATAGGAGAAAGTATGAGAGAGATACTTCATCACCTACTTGGTACTTGTGGAGAGAGTCACGTTAGTGTACTAACTCTGTATTATCTAGGAGTCTTTGTAGTATACAAAGAACTTGTAGTAACGATAGCAAGAGAGGTGAAAGATGGTCTATTCAAATGAAGTCTATCTAGTAAATAGCAACTACGCTAGAACAGTACATCTAGCTACTAGCTTCAAAGATATAGATGTAGAGAGTGCTATGCTAGACTACAGTGCTAGAGTAGACGTAGATACTGTAGAAGGTACGTCTAATAGAATATTCAAACTAATAGATGTATCAAGTAGCTACAAGCACAATGTACCTTGCTTACTACTAGAAAGGAGTGACGGTCTACATATTATATGTAGAGTTCTAGATGTTCTATTTACAGATAAGAGATTACTTACTGTAACTTGGAGTGAACGTAGAGACCTATACTTAATACATATGCCTCAGAATAGAAATGAGGTACAGTTCTACGCTCAAGGTGATACGTATGATGTATGTAGTAGCTTAGAGATGTACGCGTCTGATGAGAGTAAGTGTTTTCTAGCTTGGAACTCGTATAGAAGTGCAGAGTTTGTAGACAAAACTGATAGTAGACACGGATTACATAGAAACAGATTCTTTCTAAATACAGATACGTATGGTCATATGACTACGTATATGGATAAGAGCGATATAGATAGCACTAGAGGTAAGTACGAAGTATGTAGAAGCTGTGGAGATATAGTACCAAAGTTTAGAATGACAGATGTTACTATATCAGATGGAGTAGAAAAGTCTATTTGTAGACCTTGCTATGATGTACTAGAGATACCTTGTGATTGTTGCCATATAGATGTGCCAATATCTAATAGGATAACTATATCAAGCGATACTTCTAGACAAAGAAACAGTACAGATGTTATATTTTCTAATAGTGATATAAGTAATATATGTAATACTTGCTACGAAGGAACTCTTAGAACTTGTAGTAGATGTAGATGCTATGAGATGATAGATATAGAGGCCCTTAGAAGAAGTGATGATAGAGATGAGACTATTAGGCAGTTTAATATAGAATCTAATTATAGATATATATTTAGTAGACAGTATTGCAGTGATTGTGCAGACATTCTACTAACTACATATCTAGCTAACCCGTTCAACTATAGCCCACTACCTAGAAAATATTCTGATAAGAGTGATTTTAATACATTCGTAGGTATAGAAAGTGAGGTAATAACAGAGACAGAAGGTGCTAGTGATTATATAGATGAAGAGAGATATATACCTAATTACTTTAGAGTAGTAGATGACGGCTCTCTAAATCAAGGAGGAGTAGAGTTTGTTACTAAAAGACCTATTATAGGTACAGATGTTGATAGAGCATTAGACCAACTACAAGAAGCTCACGAGTCAGAATGGAATACTGTAGATAGTAGCTGTGGTCTACATATACATATGAACGCTCTAGATATGGGATTCAGAGAAATAAAGTCTCTACTTATGATTATGTCTAGAATACAGGATGTAATATATGACAGTATACCTAGTAATAGAAGAGATACATCTTATGCAAGGGTAATTACTATGACACCTAAAGAGATAGCTAAGATAGATACACTTGGTCATCTAATAACTAGCTACTATGGTATGGTAGATACTATTATAAGTGACAACAAGTACAATGAAGCTAGGTACATAGGTACTAATATACACGCTAGGTTCTATCTAGGTTCAATAGAGTTTAGGTATCACGAGGGTACTATTAGGTCTAGTAGTATAAAGGATTGGATACTATTCCTAAATGGTATAATGGATGCTTCTAAGAACTTACATAATAGACATAGATTACGTAACAAGATAATGAAAGAAAAGTTCAGCTCTATAGATATCATTAGAGATATATCTGGTATCAGTGGTGCTGAATACATAGAAAGTAAAATAGATAATAACAGTTAAAAGAAAAGGAGATAGTATATGTGTGGTATCTTTGGTTTCGCTAAGACTAGCGGAAGGCAAAGTGATAATCAGTTAGAGATACTCAAGAGAGTAGTAACTGAACTCACAGATGAATCATCTATACGAGGTACTGATAGTACAGGTTTCTCTATTATCAATGAGGATAATAGATATACCTACAAGACCTTAGTAGATTCATCAACACTAGTAGGTTTTCCTGAGTGGAATATGCTACTAGATAAAGTAAATAGAGACACTACTATATTTATGGGCCACGTTAGACTGGCAACTACTGGTAGTGTAAAAGTAGAGAACGCTCACCCATTCAATATAGGTAGTGTAACTGGTGTACATAATGGTATAATACACAACTACAACCAAGTATCTAACATACTAGGTAAGAGTGTACCAGATGTAGACTCACAAGTTCTATTCCAAGCTCTTAACAAGTTAGAGATGAGCAAGGCATTTGAAGATATAGATGGAGACTTTGCTATTACTTGGGTAAAGGACAGTAACAAGAAGGTACATCTAGCTAGAGAGAGTGGCAGACCTATGGTGGTTGCATACTGGAAGAAAGCTAGAGTTCTACTATGGGCTTCTACTAGACAGATTATGGAGGATGCTATGACTAGAGCTGGTCTTAGGTTACCTATTAAAAATGTTAGGCAAGACTATATATTTACCTACGATACAGACAAGTTCGATAGTAAGCCTAATGTAGATAGTGTAGAGTTTGAGACTCTAAGTCAGTACGACTACGGCTATGGATTCAAACCATATAGTGGTACTCGGTACTATAGAGGTAATGGATATAGTATGAGTCCTGCAACCAAGTCTCTACACGGAGTTAGTACTTGTGATACAGAAAGAGACGAGTTGTGCTACTTCTGTTTTGAGTACGCACCCAAGCAAGAGATAGACCCTAACGATGGTAGACCTATATGTGTACAATGCGAGGTTGTAGAAAATTATAGGTACGGATACAGTAACGAAGATGAGAGAGATAATGATGTCCCATTCTAAGAAAGTAATACTACTAGGATTTCCTGAAGCTGTAAAGCTAAAGTCTAAGAAGTATATTATAGAGACTTTATATAATAGAGCTAAGAAGAATCCTTTTCTAGCAGATAAGACATACGATGAATATCTAGAGTTTCTAGTAGGACAGATAGACCTACTAGGTTCTACAGATGTAGAGATAGATATAGATGCAAGCGATGTAGAATCTCAGATATACGATGCACTGAAAGAGATGCAATGGTTGAAGGTAATAAACGCCTTCATAGTTGGAGTAATAACTACTAACATAGGAGTCTAGTATGCCACCTGATACAGAACAACAATTAGTATGTGAGTGTTGCGAGACTACAAGTAATGTACAAGAACAGCCAAGTGCTACTGTATGCGATGACTGTAATGTAGAACACTACTACCACTGCGTTAGTTGTGATACACATAGCAGTTACGATAGTGGTTACAATGTTTCTCCTCACGGAGATGAGTACTGTGAAGATTGTTTCTATGAAATATTCTGCTATTGTGCAGGTTGTGGAGAAGCTACCGATAGAGACTGCACAACATACTACGGAGGTGAGGAGTACTGCGAGAGTTGTGTACCTGAAGATACTATACTAGAGGTTGCAAGTACAGTACCCTCTAGTAGTAGAATTGCAGAGACATTCACATACCCTATAAGAACATTGGTAGGTTTGGAGATAGAATGTATTACACCTGAGGTAGAGTCTATTGATACGCCTATGTACTGGACTAACTGCTCAGATGGTTCTATTAGTACAGATGAAGAAGATAGTATGGGTGTAGAACTAGTGTCTACCCCTGCTAGTGGAGACCTACTAATGCAGAATATAGATAACTTGATACAGTGGAGAGATTACTACGGTGGATGGGTTAATCATACTTGTGGTTTCCACGTACACTTTAACTCTATAGATAAGACACCTAGAGAGATAGCACACGTAGCTATAGTATATCAAAAGTACCAGAGTATACTAAAAGGTATGATGCCTAACTCTAGACAGAGGTCTAATTGGTGTAGAGATTCTAATATGAATGTGAATTATCTTCGTAGAGTTACAGAAGAACAAGAACTAATAGATGAGTATTATGAGACTATGGGCTCACATCCTAGTAGTGAGAAGTATAACGATGCTAGGTACTGTGGTCTTAACATACACTCTAGATACTATCACGGTACTATAGAGTTTAGACTACACTCAGGTACTATTAACAAGGAGAAGATAACTAATTGGATATCAATACTTAATATTATAATAGATAAAGGTATAGAGATATCTAAGTTTAGTGAGGAGAACTTTAGGTCTTGGTTAGACTTAAAACCTAATCTTGATATATTTGGTTATACTCTAAAGTCTTATATGCTTATGAGGATAAGTAAATTCAAGCAACAAAGAGGAGAATAAAGAGATGGATGATAACTATAAAACAGTAATAGTAGAACTAGCAGTTTATATGGACAGAAATGAACACGTAAACGAAGGACAATCTATAGAAGAGATTGTAGAGAATGAGCTAGAAGCTATAGAAAGTGATACTGGTATATACATAGAAAGGTTTATATCGTATGATGAAGTATTAAATAATGAAGAAGAAAATTAAAATAATACTTGCTTCAAGTAATCACATATTAGTAAATTAACAAAGAGAGAGAGGAGTAAATATATGCCTTTGAGAGGTTTTAAATACCCTGATGGTTTTACAGTATCTATAACAGATATTAAGAAGGGTAATGTAGATATAGAGAGAATGCAAGTATCATTACCTACTTTACTACATATGTCATCAGATAGAGACCCTAATAGAAAGCCTTCTACTACAGAACTGATACAAGGTACTTGTCAATCATATCTACAGAGAACACAAGACTACTATATATATCCAGACGATTATGCGTTCTCTTTAGCAGGAACTCTACACCATCTAAAACTAGAAGAATCTTCTTCTGTATTAGATAGGCTAGGTTCAGAGATTGCTCTAGAGTCAAATGGTATAACTGGTATTGTAGATTTATATGATAAAGATACAAGGACGTTAATAGATTACAAGTTCTCTGGTAGTTACAAGATAGCTAAGTGTCTTGGTATACAAGTAAGACATGGACATCACCCTACTGAAGTATATCAGAGAAGTGGTAGGTGGGGCAAAGCTGGTACGCCAAAGAGAGTAAAGGAGTTTTACATAGATAAAGATACTGCAGATATGGAAGATTGGGGATGGCAAGTAAACTTCTATAGGTACTTACTAGAACAGAACGGATACCCAGTAGATAGTATGTATGTACAAGCGACGGTTAGAGATGCAGGGTTACAGATAGCTAGAGAGAGAGGGATAGATAAGAATATATATATGATAGAAGTTCCTTATATAAACGACGAACATCTATTAGATATGTTTGAAACAAAGAGAGACGCTCTATTATTATCATTAGATAATGAAGAGTTACCAGATAAATGTACAGACGAAGAAACTTGGAATGGTACAAAGTGTAAGTCTTACTGTTCAGTAAGAGACATATGTCCATACAACGAAGGAGAATAGAATGCAAGAGTTAGAAGTAGTATTTAAGAAGAGTAAAGAAGATAATATTAATAGTGGAAAGCGATGGGCTATCAAGGAAGAGAAGGGTGATGGTAGTACTTGGTGGATGATTAGAGGTGGTGCTTTCTCTAATGTTATAAATACTAAATACAACTATAGATTATTCGAATCTAAGGATGATGCTATTATGCAATCCAATGATATGAATAGACTATATGGTAGGAAAACAACAGTAGCAGAAGTGAGGTATAAAAATGCCAAGTGATATTGATACCCTTGAGTATAGAATAGAACAGCTAGAGATTGCATTGATGAATCTAATGTTTGTTGTTGCTAATCAAGAGGAAGAGCTACCTCTGTTTAAAGAGAATATAAAGAAAGCAGAGAAGTTAGCTAATGAGAATAAAGATATGATTACTCTACTTGTAAGTGAAGATAAGGCAGAGGCTTAGTATGAGTGGTCATAATAAAGAGATAGTATCTCTAATAGAGAGCAGGCTAGAAAAAGGTAGAAGAGAGTACAAGCAAGAGGTGGATGTGTTTGATGGTAGAGATTGGACTAAGGAAGCATTAGAAGAATTACTAGATGCTTGTGTCTATATAACAGCAGAGATACTAAAGATAAAGAAGAGGAGTGAGAATGAGTAGTGAGTTATCAGTAGTAGAGAACGGTGCTATTGTAGAACAGGAAGTATTCGACATCATTAGAGACCTTCACGAGAAAGTATCTATGGAGGATACACCTAAGACATTCGTAAAGAAGAAGATGGGTATGGACTATGTGGAGATTAGCTATATGAAGAGTGTAGCGGATAAGTATTATCCCGGATGGTCTTGGACTATTATAAGTACAGAGATGTTAGGTAGTGAGGCGTTTATGGTACACGGAAGATTGAAGTGGTTTGAAGGTGGTATATGGAGAGAAGGAGATATGACAGCGGCTCATAGAATAATGAAGTTAAGAGATAAGGAAGGTTTCGTAGACGTTGGCAATGATATCAAGTCAGCTAATACAGATGCTATGAAGAAGGCATTTAATATGTATATGAACATTGCAGATGACGTATATAGAAACAGAGTAGAAGATACATCATTAAGTCAAGAAGATATAGACTACATATATGCAGAGATGGAAAGTCTTAGTGATGAATGGAAAGGAAAGATATCGCTATCAATAGAGAATGGCGATATAGAAAAGAACGATATAGCGAAAGTTATAAACAAGATAAATCAAATAAAGGAAAGTGAAAATGAGTAACTCAGTTGATTCAGTATTAGGTGATGTTATGGGAGGGGAGTCTTACTACGACCCATCACAAGACAAGCCTAATGTAATAGTACCTGAAGGTGACTATTATGCACACGTAAAAGACTTCACCTTAAAAGAGGATGTAGTTATACGTGGTAAGTACCTAGCAGATATATACAACCTAACGTTCAAGTTAGCTAGCGAGAACTCTGAGAAAGAGTTTGGTGAGCATAGCGGTAGTATGTTTGTAGGTAAAACAATACGCTCTAAGGGTTTGTTTAGATTTAAGAACCCAACAGAGAATCACCTAGAGCCTAACTCTGGTGGTAATAGAGAGTTCAAAGAAGTGTGTGATTCTTTAGGTATAAAGCCTGAGGAGAAAGAGATAGATGGTAATAAGGTATTCGCACTACCAGTATTTACACCATCTAACTGTGAAGGTATGCCTGCAATAGTAAAGGTAAAGCACGAGACTTGGACTAACAGAGAAGGAGAAGAGGTAACATCTCCTAAGGTTGTTGGAATCTATAGTTGGAGTAATGGTAAGCAAGACTTATCAGACTTACCATTCTAGATGAAAATAACAAACCAAGAATACGATATCATCATTAGAGCCTTATCAGCTTATTCAGACATAATGAAGTACGGTGCTAGTAAACCAAATCACTGGAATACTAGAGAGGAAGCAGATATGTTAAAGGGTAAACTACAGAAGGAATATGACGAGATAGCAGAACGCAATATGGCAGAGGGAATGACAGCAGATGAAGAAGAGATATACCCTAGTAGATTGAATACTGAATACGGAGGTAACCCTAATGGAGATAAAAAAGTGGAATGAGATAGAGCATTCTTTCACTACTAAGTTCGGATGGTATGATGGACTACGACATATGACAGATATATCTAAAGAGTTTACTAGAGGTGAGAGAAGTATCTACGAATTAAATGATAGAGAGGACTACCTCTTAATCAAGAAACTAAGAACCAAATACAAAAAGGAGCCAACATGGCACGTAAAAGAAAGTCACAAGTAAGTAAAGTAAGAGACTTCCTATTCACTGGGAAGAAGCTCACAGCTAAAACAGCAATCAGTAGGTTTGGTGTATATAGATTAGCCGCAGTTATCTATGTATTACGTAATACATTCAATATGGATATTACTACTGACAATACAAAGGGATACGCTGTATACTCTTTGACTACTTCTTAAGTAGATGGCTAGGGGTGTGCCATAAACACCCCAAAGATTTTATTTAGTCTCCTTACTAAGAAGAGGTTAGGGCGTACCTAGAGCTTTATCTCGAAACGCCCAAAGGATTAGGATATGCCTACACCATTTATGTGTCACGGGTGTGACAAACCAACTATGAACAAGAGTGGAGTCTGTGATGACTGCAAAAATAAAAAGGAGTAGATTATGAGATACTACTGGGAAGTTCTATTTAGTGCAGAGTATTTTCCATACTGGGAATTTACTATGTTGATGATGTTATGTCTACAGATTAGTCATATCTGGAGACTACACAGAATAGAAAAAAAGTTAGATAGATAAGATATGGATTAGATGTGGGGGTAAAACTTTTAATAATAGACCTATGAGCAGAACACATAAGCGAGTAGGAACTGGAAGTGGTGTTATTATTCTCTCTTCGTTTATTAAAAGGATGGCATACGGTTGGCTCTGTATTCCCCCACATTATCCTAAATAGATATGAAAATAAAGAAAAACAAAACAACAAAGAGAACTATTCAGAAAGATATAAACACTCTATCTAGATTAGTTCTAGCTAATAAATCAGCAATAGATGTTCTTGGAGATTTCCTTTATAACTACTTAGATATGAAAGGAGAGACCGAGACTTATACTAAATTTATGGAGGAAAAAATAGATGGATTTATTCAAGAGAATAGCAAGGGGGATGGAAGTATTCCTAGAGAGTCCCTTCAAGAAGAGGAGGAATAGAAGTGCCATCAAAAAGCAAAGCAAAAGGAAACAGGTTCGAAAGAGAAGTCGTAAAACTAGCTAAGGAATACGGCTTAGAATCTAAGAGAGCGTGGGGTTCTGATGGTAGGTCATTAGGACTTCACCCTGAAGTAGATATAACAATAGAAGAATACACCGTACAATGTAAGGTACGGAAAAGGATAGCAGAATGGTTGAAACCTTCGGAGCAAATAGAGGGATTACACCTCCAATGCGTAAAGGAATCAAGGGGTCAGATGTACGCTATAATGTCAATGACGGACTTGATGGAGATTATGGTTCGCCTAAAGACGCTCAGTGGAGATTCGAAGCAAAAGCAAGAGCAAGAGTGATGGACTTACAGCACTACCTAGGAGAAGAATGGATTGACTACAAAGCAGTTAACTACTACGTTAATGACAAAGCATCTAGGGATGGAGGTCAGTCAAAGGTAGCTAGTAAAGTGTTTAGATGTACTGAATGTAGGAATGCTTACGAGACTAATTCTATGCAGTCAGGTGGTCGTAACACAGGTAATAGAACACTACCTAGTACAGTTTTTGATAATGTACCTCTACATAAAGGAGAGTGTGGTTTCTGTGGCTAAGTGTCCACTATGTGATGGAAAGATACTAAAGAAGGATGTATCTATAAGACTTAAGTCTCTTAGATTATCTAGGTCTCCATCTACGCTTAGGCAAATAGATGCTATAATGAAGGAGTTGTCTGCTCATTGGGTAGTTGACGATGTGCAGATGGCAGGATTCTTAGCAGATATCCAAGGAGTAGATGACTCCATAGTTATAGAATCAATAAGGAAGTTTAGAAAAAAGAATGGTGTTGAACAAGGTTATAATGTTAAGTATCTTGCAGGCATAGTAAAGAATGAGAGTAAGAGATACAGACTTAGAGAAGACTACGAAAGAAGAACCTTGGATAGAATACCACCAAAATTAGAGGAGAACAATGAAGAGTATTGAGTTAGAGAAAGCCTTACTAGGTTGCTTAATAACAGATAGTAAGTACATAGATTCTGTAAGGCAGTATATACCTGAGGATGATTATTTCTATTCATCATTTAATCAGAAGGTTTGGAGAGCACTAGACAAACTTCACAAACAAAACAAGGAGATAGATACAGTAACTGTATGTGAAGAGGTGGTTAGTTCTACAAGTTCTGGTAACGATAGATATGAGATATTAGGATTCTTAGACTTAGTTACATCTCCTGCAAATGCTGTTGAGTATGCTAAGAGGTTACACTCTTACTACCTTAGGAGAATATTATTTGTACAGATGAATGATATATCTAAAGGTATTAACGACACATCCTTAGAGACTGGCAACTTACTAGAGGATGCACATACTACTATTGGTAATATTATAAAGCTACAACCTAATCAAACATTCGACATAGACTCTCTATTAGTTGATACAAAAGAGTCTATAATAAATTCTACCACACAAATACCTACTGGTATAGGTACTCTAGATAGAGTTATTACTGGTATGACAAGAGGTGAGATTACTATAGTTGCAGGTAGACCCGGCAATGCAAAGACTACTGTGTCTGCTAATATAGCTAGAAACCTAGTACATAGAGGACTGAAGGTTGCTATGTTTAATAGAGAGATGCCTAATACAGAGATGATGAAGAAGTTTATTGCTATGGAGTCAAGAGCTTTACAGTATAGAAACCTTAGGAATAATGTAGGTATAGACCAAATAGAACTAGCCGATGTGTCTGATAAGATATCAGAAGTGTACGGAGGTAAGCTATTTATGTTTGATGACGTTAGAGATATAGAGGGTACGTTTCGTGAGATAAAAGCTATAAGTCCTGACGTAGTTATTGATGACCATATAGGATTGATTGAGCACCCTGCTCACGATAGAAGAGACCTACGTCTTAAGATAGGTGATGTTAGTCGTAGTTATAAGTGGTTAGCTAAGGCACAAGATATGTCTGTTATATTAGTATCACAGATGAATAGAAATATGGAACATAGAAATGATAGAGTACCTAGGCTGTCTGACTTGGCAGAGTCTGGTAACTTAGAGCAAGATGCAGAGATAGTAGTATTTACACACTACCCTTGGGTGTCAAGGTATGGAGATGATGGTAATAGTGATTGTTTTCTAGAGCTTATAGTAGCTAAGAATAGATATGGTAGCACTAACTCTTGTGAGGTAGGGTATCACGGTAACAGTTGCTTGGTTACTAATACAGAATCTGAGGCAGTAGAACTA